GAGAAGGAGTGGCCCGACATCGCGCAGGCGGTTAAGACGCAGCAGACGCACGCCGTCGCCGCGCTCGAAGCTCGTTTCGCGCGGGCTTTGACGACCATCGTCCAAAAGATTTACGATGACATTGGTCCGATGGCGCAGACTGTCACGAACGTCGAGGCGAATACCTACCGCTCTGAGGTGTTGAAGGCCCACCCGGATTATGACGCGGTGGCCCCCCTCCTTCCTGCGTGGATCGAGAAGCAACCCCCTTACTTGGTGGAGGCGTACAAGAAGGTGTACGATGGGGGCTCAATCAAGGAATTCACGGACCTCGTGAAGCAGTACAAGGTGTCGAATGGCATCGAGACGCAGACTCTCGAAACCCCACCGGCACTCATCAAACCCACCGATCAACAGACGGCCGCGGCTAAGGCAGCCGCCGCGAAAAAAGCGGCGGAACTTGCACCCGTGTCCGGCAAGCGCACAACGCCCGCGCCGCAGTCGCAGGACCCCAACGACTTCGACGGGGCTTTTGCGGAAGCAGCCGCGCAGTACGCTCCCAAGTAAGGAGACCGATCAATGTCGTTCAATCGCATCACCGTCAATCAGTCGATCCTGAGCCCGGATGTCAAGAAGGCCCTCGGCGATTTCGTCGATGCTTACGTGGCGGCAAAGACCTTCAAGTTGTCCCCTGCTCCGGCGACTGCGACCGATACGGCCACACTGACAGTGGCCCAGCTTCTTTCGAAGTTGCTCGTGGCTACGCCGACTGCGGCGGCTGCCTACACAACCCCGACCGGAGCGCAGATCGAAGCCGCTGTGTTGGCGGTGCATCCGCTCGTCGAGGTCGATGAAGGGTTCGACCTGACGATCATCAACATCGGCGGAACGACCGATGACATCACCCTTACCGCGGGTGCGTCCGGAGTTACCATCGTCGGAGATGCGGTGGTGCGTCCGAGCGCGGATTCCGGTACGGAGCAAGCCGGACAAGGCACGTTCCGCTTCCGCCGCAGTGCCGCAAACACGTTCATCGCGTATCGCGTGAGCTAACCCCATTTTTCACCAGAAGGAGACTGAACCATGTCCGCACCGATGACCTACGGCGACATCTCGCCGCGTACCGCCGCCCACGCCGTCGCCAAGATGCTGACGCGCGGGGTGCCCCACCTCGTGCTGGAGAAGTTCGGCCAGACCTACGTGATTCCGAACCGCGCGACCAAGGTCGCCAAGTTCCGTCGCTACAACGCTCTGCCGCTGGCGACGACTCCGTTGGTGGAAGGCGTGACGCCTGCCGGCAACCGCGTGACCGTGACCGACGTTACGGCCACCCTGAGCCAGTACGGCGACTTCGTGCCGTACTCCGACGTGATCGAAGACACGCACGAGGACCCGTTCCTCCAGCAACTGACCGAAGTGCTCGGTGAGCAGGCGGCGCAAACCGTCGAGACCCTGCGCTACAACACGGTCAAGGCCGGGACCAACGTGTTCTACGCCAACGGTTCGGCCCGTACCGACGTGAACACTCCGCTGACTCTGGCCCTACAGCGCAAGGTTACGCGCGCCCTGAAGCGCCAGAACGCGAACCAGATCACTTCGGTCGTGTCCTCGACTCCGGCGTTCAGCACCGAGCCCGTGGAAGCTGCGTTCATCGGCCTCGTGCACCCGGACGTGGAGAACGACATCCGCAACATCACCGGCTTCATCCCGACCAAGAAATACGGCACCGTGACGCCGTGGGCGAATGAAATCGGCGCGGTCGAAGACGTGCGTTACCTGCGTTCGACGATCTTCACCTCGTTCGCGAACGGCGGCGCTGCCACAGCGACGATGATCTCGACCGGCGGCTCGCTCGCCGACGTGTACCCGGTGCTGTACATCGCCAAGGACGCGTACGGGATCGTTCCGCTGAAGGGCAAGGACAGCCTCGCGATCATGGTCGTGAACCCGAAGCCTGCCGCGGGCGACCCTCTCGGCCAGCGCGGTACGGCCGGCTGGAAGACGATGCAGACCTCCGTCATCCTGAACGACGCGTGGATGGTGCGCGCGGAAGTCGCGGCGACGAACTAACCCGGTGACGCTGGGGGCTTAACCGCCCCCGGCTGATCTGCCTTCATCTTTCGAAAAGGAGACCAGCATGGCCCTCTCAAGCACTCAGCACTTTTCCGACGGCGTGGTTCGCGGTCAGCGCGGTTCGCGCACCGGCACGCGTACCGCCGGCAACTTCACGATCACCCTCGGCTTCGCGCCGAAGTACGTCAAGGTCACCAACCTGACCGACCGCATCAGCGGCGAGTGGTTCGCCGAATCGCCTGCGGCCACGCAACTGCTCACCGTCGCCGCCGGCACGCGTACCTACGCGGACGCGGGCATCACGGTGTCGGGCGATGCGTTCTCGGTCGTGGTTGCGACCGCTGGACTGGAGACCGACAACGACGACGTGGTTTGGGAAGCCAGCTAAGCCAGCAGGTGACTGTCCCGCCCCGCCCGGCTACAAGTCGGGGCGGGGCGTTTTACAGGAGGGCTGACCAATGCACGGAGATTTCGTGATCCGCATCAAGGTGCTCGAAAACGGGTTCACCGTTGAAGTGCCTGACGTGGAGATGATGAAGCAAAAGCAGGCCGAGGCGAAGAAGAACAAGGGAATGGGCATGCCCTACATGGGCGATTGCACCGAGACCTACGCCGCCCGGACAGTGCCCGAAGTGATGAAGATGGTGAAAGGGGCGCTTGCAAAACTTCCTGACATCGCCTATGCTGAAGCATTCGACGAGGCGGCGAAGGAGATGAAAGCCTCAAAGGGCTGAGCAGTCTAACCAAGGGAGGGACCATGAACGACGCTACCAGAACATCCGCCAACGCCGACGCACTCGCCGGTATCGAAGAACCCGCCGCCCCCGAGGCGCAGGTGGACCTAGCTACGCTGATCGAGCGTCAGGTCACTGCCGCGCTCGCCGAGGCCCGCAAGAACGATCCTGTCATCGCGGAGCTTCAAGCCAAGCTCGCCGCTGCCGAGAAGGCAAACGTCGAACTCGTGCTGAAGGCCGAGGCGAAACAACTCGCGGACCAACATGCTGCCGGGGCCAACGAGTCGCATGCCTCCAGCAAGGTGCGCTACGCCATCGTCATCGACGAGGCCCGCGACCCGAACGAGATCAACCCGGTGTTCGTCTCGCCCAACGGCCGGGCCTATCACATCAAGCGCGGCGTTGTCGTGGAAGTTCCGCGCGAAGTCGTGAACGTCCTCAACGATGCCGTGGAAGATCGCGCTGTTCCGAGAAGCGATGCGCAGGGCATGCCCAACGGGTTCGATGTCCGCAAAGCGCGTCGTTTCCCGTTCCAGAACTACGGCATGGTCGTGGACGCCGAGGGCAAGCGCATCGAACGCGAACTGCCGGGGCTTAACACGGCGGTCTGATGAAGACCTCGGAGCTACTGGAGCACATCACCGGGCCGATGCTGGACGACCGCGCTGAGTTACTGGCCGGCGCGTCAGATCAGCTTTTCAAGTCGGCCACGGTGATCCGGTACCTCAACGAGGGAGAGCGCAAGCTCTGCCGCGACGCATGGGTGCTGGAAGACATCAGCACGCCTTCGATTTGCGAGATTCAATTGATCGAGGGTGAACCGAACTACGCGTTCCACAAGTCGATCTTGCACGTGAAGGCAGCCCGCCTGAGCGATAGCGACATGGACTTGCTACGGGTAGGTTACGACGACAACCGTCTGCTTCCCTACTCGTCGGTGGTCGATCCCGATTTTTGGGATGTCAACATCGTGTACACAGAAACTCCCGGCCGTCCGCAACGCTATTCGGCGGACATGGGCACGCGTGTTCTTCGGGTGCGTAACAAGCCGGATGCCACTGCCGCTATCCTGAAGCTCAAGTTGTCCGTGGTACGCATGCCGCTCGTCGAGATGACTGAGGCGGATACGGATAAGGAGCCCGAGGTTCCCGAGGAACATCATCTCGAACTCTGCAAGTACGCCGCTGGTTCCTGCCTCGCGAATACCGCCGACATCGACTCGGACCTGCGCTCGCTCGGCCGCGCATGGGTGAATGAGTTCAATGCCCTATGCGATTCAGCCAAGCGTGACCGCCAGCGTCGCCAGCAGTCGGCTCCGCAATTCCGATTCGGCGGGTGGGCTCGTGGCAACGAGTAACGAGGACAAGGACGTATTTGCGTTCGAACAGTTCCGCGGCCTGCGTAACACAGTGGGCGCGGAGAGTTTCGAACCCGGTGATCTGGAAGCCGCGCTTAACGTGGACATCACCGATGCATTGCGAGTGCGTCGTCGCAAGGGTTACGCCGTTACTGCGGTCGTTTCTGCGCATCATTCCTTCTGGAGCAATGGCGTGATCGCTCTTGCCGTATCCGGCACCAGTCTCGTCGAGGTGATGCCCGATCTTACGACACGCGTGGTGCGTTCAGGACTTACCTCTGGTCGCCGTATGCACTACGCCATCATGGGCTCTCGCGTGTTCTACTCGAACGGAGTCGAGACTGGCGTGTTCGAGGATGGCGTTTCGCGCACATGGGGTATCGAAGTCCCCGTTAAGTTGCCACTCTCCGAGGTAATCGGTGGGTCGCTGCCGGCCGGGCTATACCAATACGCGATGACCTATCTTCGCTCCGACGGGCAAGAATCCGGTGCCGGCCGGGCCGGCTTCATCGAGCTTGCCTCCTCCAGTGGAGTCCATTTCTATGACATGCCCGTCTCCGCTGATCCGGGGGTAGCATTTAAACGGCTCTACGTGAGCCCGGTCAACGGAGATGCGTTGTTCCTCCTGATGACCTTGCCGAATGCCGCGACCGATGCGACATACACCGTGGAGCGCACAGGTGCCCTGCCTCTCTCGACCCAGTTCCTCACGCCCGCTTTGCCCGGCGTCCATCTCTCTGAGTTCGCTGGGCATATCCTCCTTGCCCGTGGTAGTACGCTGTACCGTAGCGAGGCATTGGCCCCTGAGCTATTCGATCTACGCAAGGGAAGCCCCTTCACTGCCCGGATCACCCTTGTCGCCCCCGTGGACGACGGAGTATACTTGGGTACTGAGTCAGGAGTCTCATGGCTCGCCGGCCGGAAGCCTGCGGAGTGGGATGCGAAGAAACGCCTTGATTACGGGGCGATCCCCGGCACCTTGGCTTTCGCGCCCGCGGAAGACATCTCCGAAGGACAGCAAGGCCCGGTGGCTTTGTTCGCGACCGAGAAAGGAATCTGTGCCGGCTTCAACGGCGGCTCGATCCTTAACCTAACGGGCGACCGGTTCAACTATCCGGTCATGGATGAAGGAGCCGCGGTGGTTCGCGACTCTGGAGGTTCGGTGCAGTATGTCCTCACGCTTCGCGGTACGGAGCGCGCGGCCAACACTGCGTTCTAGTACGTTGCACATATCTAACAAAGGAGTGACACCATGACCCTACGTTTCTCAACCGGTCTTCGAAACTTCCTGATGGAAGGTGGCTCGATGAAGCAAGCATTTGCCGGCGGCAAACTGCTGATTTACAGCGGCGCGCAACCCGCGTCCGCGGATGACGCCGTTGCCGGTACCCTTCTCGCGACGATCACCTCGGGCAGTGGCGCGCACACCTCCGAGGTCCGCTCGGCTGGTTCCGTCGATCTGACTGGCGGTGGT